CACGTTCCGCATAGAGTCGTAGCCGTCGTTGAGTTCCAGTACGGAGCGGTCACGACCTGTCCCGTCTGTCATGCGCCCGTGGTCAACGCTATCCCCGGGGAGAAGGTCGACGCCGAGTGGACAGTGGAGGGGTTGAACGTGGCGATCCTGCTCGACCTGCAACGGGAACTAGAGCACCACGTCGCCCGCCACCAGAACTAGCCTGCCGCCATCGTGGCGCTCCCCACCTACGGCTTAGGCCAGCAGACAGCCCTCTGGCACCGACGGTGGCCCCTGATCGCCCTCGACGAATGCGTAGAGCAAGTGGCCGCAGCGCCCGCCGGAGAGAAGGAGAACGTCCGGTGGAACCTCCCCTGCGAGTCGTGTCCGGTGAACACGGCCTGCCTCACCGGCAAGTTGAAGGAGATAACCCCGCTCATGTACGACCGGGAGTACCTGACGAAGCCCCGATCGTCACAGTCGAGCCTGTTCCCGTACGAGCGGATGGAGCCGTGCTTCAACTACGAACTGTCTCTCGTCGACGGATACAAGAAGCCGATCGGCATAGAGTCGAGATACGCCGTCGTGTCCGGATGGGACTTCGCCTGGTCGGAGCGTGCAGGTGGTGACTACATAGCCGTGTATACGGCGCTGCTCGACCGGCGGACTATGAAGAAGCGGCCCCTCGTGATCAACAGATGGCAGCGGCTGACCTTCATGGAGCAGTGCAACCTAGTGATCGCTCACCATCAGGCGTACAGGGAGGACCTGGTCTGCATGGAATCCGACATGGCGCAGATCGTGTGGAAGCAGTATGTCGAGTACCGGTCGAACGTCCCCGTGCTCGCCCATTCGTCAGGCGACAAGGCAGACCTTATGGACGGCATCCCGATCCTGTTGAGAGACATAGACGCGAAGCGGTGGGAGATTCCGATGGCCCGGGATGGCTACCTGGCGGACCAGGTCAAAGTATGGTTAGGGGAGTGTGAGGCGTTCGGCTGGCAGGACGACAAGTTGCAGGGAGTCGGCGAGCACGACGACACAGTCCTGGCATGGTGGCACTGCGATTGGGGGTTAGAGAAGATGCGGATACCCGAGGGTGCGCCGACTGACCGGTCGGAACGACGCGGTAGGGAGTTCTAGATGCCGAGCGATATTCCCCTCCCGCCCGACCGGCTCGCCCGGATACTCCAGATACAGCCCCTAGCGGACAACGCCGACACGACGCAGATCGAAAGACGAGCCGCGGTGGTCGCCCGACGGGAGTATTACCAGGGGACCCAATACGGGAGAGAGAACGTGGTCACGGCGGAGAACTTCGCCAACGAAGACCCGTCGTTCGACGTTTCCTGGCAGCGCCTGCCGGAGCATGTCCGCCTGCACAACTACTCGGATCACTGCATGGAGGGAGTCGACTTCCTAGCCGACCAGATTACGGGCAACTACCGGGTGACCGCATCCGACCAGTTGGCCGAGTGGATCGACCAGTGTTGGGTCCGCTCCGGCCTGGAACGCCGCAAGCAGGAGTTGGCCCGTGAGCCGATGATCGCCGGGGACGTCTTCGTCAACGTCGTCCAAGCCCCCCACCCGGACGAGTCGAAGCCGCAGGCCGTCTGGCACCTGTGGGAAGCAGAGACTGTCGAAGTCGACTACGACCCGGACGACTGGCAGCGGATCGTCGAGTTGAGGACGGAGGAACATCGGTTGCTCCCCGATCCCGACGATCCAGACCTGATGGTCGAGCAGCGTTGGGTCTACCGATACCGGTTGGAGGACCTGCCGATCCCACTGGAAGCAGAAGACGACGCGACCGTCCGGGACCCTGCCGACGTGGAGGAACGGTTCGTGCAGGAGTGTGTGCGGGACCTGGAAATCGACGGGGAGTTCCAGGAGACAGTCAGGCTTGGCCTGCCCTTCATCCCGTGGGTCCACGTGCACGGTGAGAACGAGGCGCTTCGATCAGCATGGGGACGGCCGCTGATCACCGGTCAAGTCATGGAGACAGTCGACCGGTACAACGCCGTCTGCCAGTTGGAGTTTCAGGCGGTCCGCTACAACTCGTTCGGGAATGCTGTCGTCGTAGGCGACGAGATGTATCTACGGGAACGGGCGGCCACCGCCGAAGGGGCAGCGTTCGTGGTGAGCAAGGACGTGGCCGACCTGCTCGTCGTTCCCGGCGGGACAAACGTAGAAGCCCTCAACCTGACGATCAACGTCGAAGCGTATAAGAGCCAGCGGGACGTGCTGATCGACGAGATATTCGGCCTGTTCGGATTGGAGCGGATCGACGCCGAGAAGCTGCGATCGTTCGGAGGGGTATCCGGCTACGCCCTGGAGATACTGAACCGGAAGACCGACGGGACGTTCAACCGGATCGTCGAGAACCAGAAGGAAGGGCACCTGGACATGATCAACATGGGCCTCGACGTAGACGCCTATGTCCGGGAGAGCCGGGAGGATTTCTGGAACGTCGACCCTCTCGCCACCTGGCCGGACCGGGAGATAGAAGTTGACTTCGGCACCGCCTACATCGTCGACGAGGTAGCCGTCCGGGACGACTTCGTCGCCGGGATCATCAGCCAACAGGAAGCCCTCCGGCTCCGTGGATACACGGACGACGAGATAGAGGCGATGATGGCCGAGATGGAGGACGAGGAACCCGAACCGGGCAACGACGAGGCGGCCTTGCAACAAGGGGAGCGGTTCAGCACCGAAAGGGCATGAGCCTCCGCGCCCTCCGGACGTTCGACTCCAAGATGCGGAAGCATGAGGCGAGCCTGTCCGTCGACCTCCAAGCCACCCTTCCCGTGATCCCTGTACCGGCCCGGCCGATGATCACGCCCAAAGTTGAGGCAGTCTTCCAGGACTTGCAGGACGAGTGGGAGTGGATCGGTGACCTGTTCCTGGCGAAAGCGATGGGCGAGGGAGCACGACTGTTGGAACGGGACCTGGCCGGGATCGAAGCGTCCGGGATCAGCACGAACCGGGTCACCTACCGGCCGACGGAGATAGGGCAGGCGGTCATGGCCGATTGGCGGGATTCGCTAGCCGGACTGATAGCCCGCAGTCTGGAGGAAACGAAACGGCAGGGGCTGCTCGCCTGGACCTACGACACTCCCCCGCGAGAAGGATGGCATGAGCGGGTCAACTCGCCGACACCCGTGCGTGTGATCGGAAGGCGAGGAATGGGAGTGGTCCCGGTCCTCCCGTCGATCATCCAGGGCAGGCTTACCAACATGGCCTTCGGCATGGTCAACGGATTCAGGATCGACGCGGTCAAGCAGATATGACGACTCCCGCCCTGCTCGGCTCGGCCACCGTGACGAAGGAGTTGGTCGCACAGGTAGACCATCGGACGACCCTGATCTGTCTCGCCGCCAACGGTCAGGTGCGGAAGGTCGACGAGTTGTTCGACACACTGAACGGAGCATTCGACGGGCCACCCTTCCACTACCTGTGCAGGAGCAGCGTGCAGTTCCTGGTGCCCGGGATCACCACTGCCGACACGGAGGCGAGCCGGACGGAACTACGACGTCGTCTGGAGGAAAACCGGGAGAAAGTGGAACGGCAGGCCCGCCGGGAGGCCAGGTCTGCACGACCGGACACTCCGCCACTGGTCAAGTTCCCGTTCAGCCCACCCCCGGAGATAAGGGCGTCTGCTCGTGCCGTCCAACTAGCGAAAGCCCGTCATGCGAAGGCAGTCAAGGCCGAACCTGCATTCACCGAAGCGATCAGCGACGTCGCCAAACAGACGAATGGTCGGATGGCCGGACTGGAGTTCCGACTGAAGACACAAGGGTCGATCGCCGAGAAGATCGAACGTGAAGTGGTCGAGCACGCTCGGGCCGGTGTCCGCATCTCGTATGAGCAGGCCCGGGACAACCTCAACGACATAAACCGGTACACGGTCACCTTCCGGCAGAACACATACGGGAGCAGTCAGGCCGCCTTCCGGCAGCAGTTGTCGGACCGGGGATGGACACTCGTGAAGGACAAGAACTTTTGGCAGCCCGGGGGACCCTACCGGGGACACAACACTCAGTGGAAGGCACCCGACGGCAGCCTGGTCGAAGTCCAGTTCCACACGAAGCAGTCGTTCGACGTGAAGATGGGGCAACATGACGTGTACAACCGGCTCCGGGTGATCGACCCCGACAGTGGCGAAGCGGCCAACCTGACGCAACGGATGGTCGACGACGCGACAGCGATCAAGATGCCACAGGGAGCGATGCAGCATGGCAACCGGGCCGACCCGGCATTCATGTCCGAGTTCGCAGCCAACGCCCGGGCCATGTCGTTTATTGAGCAGTTGTAGGGGTACGATTTGACTGTGATCGGATTCGCCGTAAAGCGGACTGTTCCGGGCAAACCAGGAGTGTTGTACCGGATATTCGACGGCGTCCGTGCCGAAGTCTGGACCACCGACGGATGGAAGCCGACGGGAGTGGAATGGTCCGGGTTCGGCGGGAGTACGGACGTCGACCCGCTCACGCCCGAGGAAGCGGTAGAAGTGCTCCGGGAGTTGCGCGCCGACAATCTGAACCCGACCGTCTGATCCTGCTACATTCAGGAGCCGTAAGGGAACAACCCGGACGGGACCCGGCTCGGGGATCGACGGGGTGAGACTGGAGGCACAGCACAGTGGCAGACGAACGAACGACCGACGATCCTGTCGACGACGAGCAGGAGCCGACCGAAACCGAAACTCCCGACCCGGAGAGTGAGGACGAGGAAGACCCGCAGTCGGCGGAGGACGATACCCCTCCGTTCGACGTCGAAGACCTGATCACACGGATCACCAACGCGACGACGAGTCAGATCGACAGCCGTATTTCGACGCTGATGAAAACATTGGCGAAGGACTACGGACTGGCGAAGAAGCCGAAAGATGCAGACGGCGGGGAGCCAGCGTCCAACGGCCGGGACCCTGCACTCGACCGGGCACTCCGGGCAGCAGCCCGGGACGTCACGGCAAACGAGTTCACGGACGCAGACGAGCGGAAACTGGCAAGCGGGCTAGTCAAGGCTCTGGTCGACGTACGGGGACTCGCCGCCGACGAGGACGAGGAAGAAGTCGCGACGGCTCTGGTCGGTTCGGTCAAGTCGGTGCTCACTGAGGCCAAGACCTACTACGAGGCTGCGTTTCGTAAGGACTTGGAGAAGCGTGGCCTATTGGACCCGTCCGATCCGCCACAGCCGGGAAAGACCAAGACGCCGAAAGGCCCTGGTGCATCCCCGCTGGAGAAGTTCCGGGCAGGACAGGAACGGGCAGCAGCGATGTTTGACACAGGAGAGTAAGCATGGGATTCAAGCCCGGACTGCGTAGTACCAGTCTCGGGGTCGGCCCGGATTACTCGTTCCTGGCGTCTGAGCACACGATGGTCGCGAGGGCAGGGGTAACCCTGGACGCCGCCACTGTCGGAGCCGATGCAGATGGGAACAAGCTTCTCATGGCGGGCACCGTGCTCGGCAAGATCACTGCGAGCGGGAAGTACGGCGCGTACAGCAACGCGGCCGGTGACGGCAGAGGCACAGCGGTTGGGTTTCTCAACGAGACAGTCAACCTCAAAGACGGCGACGTCGTGGCCTCCATGCTGGAGCATGGCAGCGTGATTGTCCCCCGGACTTCCGGACTCGACAGCAACGCCAGGACAGACATGGCTGGCCGATTCTTCTACGTGGAATAGGAGGGGCCGAACAATGGCTCTTTGGGAACTAGACGAGTTCCAGGGACCACAGTTCCTGGGCTTCGTCCGCTCCGTGCCCGTTCCGCAGGAGTTTGCGGGTCAGAATGTCCTCCCCAACCAGACCGTGTTCGACCTGGAAGTCGAGCATGTCAGGGGGGCGATCAATCGCCCTGTCATGGCGTCCGTGATCACGTGGGATGCAGAAGCGCCCATAGGCGGACGGCCGGGACTCGGGGAACGGGTACTCCAGGAACTACCCCCGATCAAGCGGAAGGAGCGGATTTCCGAGAAGGAAATTCTCCGCTTCCTCACGCCGCGGGCCAACACGCCGGACAAGCAGACCGCGATCAACGAGGTCTTCAACACAACCCGGCGACTGTTGGATTCAGTCCAGGCCCGGATTGAGTGGCTTCGCTGGCAGGCGATCAGCGAAGACACCCTGTCGTACAACGAAGACGGCGTGATCGTCGAATTCGACTACGGCTTCAACCCGGACCTCCAGTTCGACGTCGGCGTAGACGCGCCCCTGAGCGCGTATTGGGACGACGTCGCGAACGCAAACCCGATCGCCGACTTGCAGCACATTCAGCAGACGTACAACGACGCCACCGGCTCGTTGCTGACTGAGTTGTGGGTAAGTCGGAAGACGATCGGGTACCTGCTCAGGAACGACGACGCACGGGACCTGATCCGCGGATCAGGAGCACCGACGGCGCAGTTGGCTCCGAGTGAGGTCAACACTCTGTTCGACCTCTACGAGTTGCCCAACTTGCGGACTTACGACACCCTGGTTTGGAGGGAGGAACTGGACGGGTCGAAGACCCAACTGCGTCCTCTCGACTACCACAAGGGAGTCGGACTGCCAGCGTTCCAGGTGGGTAGCACGATCATCGGCCCGACCGCCGAAAGCCAGTCTCTGTTCGGTACGCCCTTGCAGAGCGAGGCACCCGGTGTGTGGGCGACGGTCTACGCGCAGAACGACCCACCGACACAGTGGGTCAAGGCAGCCGCCACGGCCTTCCCGACGATCCCCAACGCGGAGTTCGTCGTCCAGGTCGAGTTGCTGTCCAGTAGCGTGTGAGCGAAGGGGGGACCTCCGGGTCCCCCTCCCTCACCCCGGATAGGAGCAGCGATGGCAGAGTTCGACCCGCAGTCCATGATCATCTCGCGAGGGATGGTCTACAACAAGACGACCGGCCGATGGCTAGGCAGAGCGGAGGAATTCGCCGAAGTCGGACCAGTGGCGACCGGTGGCATCGTTCCCCACGCCGACGACCTGAGCAAGAGTGACCTGGTGGCGATCGCCAAGCGAGTCGAATTGGCCGGGTACTCGTCCATGTCGAAGGATGAACTGGTCACTGCCCTGGCAGGAATGGGAGCGGTCGACGACACGGAACGGCCGGAGGCAGATGATGGCGAGAGTGGGGCTGAATCCGAGTAACCCGGCGCTCCAACTCGACGACGACCTGATCAGAGGGGAGATACCAGCACAACTCCCCGCCCTGGCCCTGCTCCAACGCCAGGTAGTCGGCCGGACGGAGGAAGGGAACCGGCTGTTCGATTGGGTTGTGCTCGGCGAGATGCTGACGGTCAGTTACACGGAGCGGCAGTTGGCTCCGGTCGGACCGGGCGGCAGTCGGGATGATGTAGTCAGATACCGGTGTCAACTGGTCGCCTTGTGGGACGACCCGGAAGTTCTCGACCCGGTAGACCTGGGGGTGAGGATCGTCGGCAACGACGGCGACTTCCACGTCTTCAAGGTGACAGAGTGGGAGCAAAACGGCTTCCGGATCACCCTCACCGGGGAACGGCACGAGTGATCAAGAGCATTGAGTTCAAGGGGATCGACGCCTGGATCAGTGGTGCGGCCCGGTTCGGCGGCGACTACGGGAAGGGAGTGGCCGACGACTTCGACGCCATCAGTAAGTCGGTCTACGACGACAGCCAGGCGATCGTCCACGTGATCACCGGAGAGTTGAAGGCGAGCGGTCAGGTGATCCTCGCCTCGTCGGAGAAGACGGGCATGGGAATCGAAGCGGTCGAAGGGGGAGTCTCGTACACGTCGGAGCATGGCTTTTGGGAGATGCTGCGCGGAGGGGAACACGACTTCCTCACCGAGCCGATGGCACGGCATATGCCCGAGTACCGCAAGGTGTTCGACCTGAACTTCTCGGCGCAGTTGTCCGGATGGAAGTAGATGGAACTGGTCACCGCCGCCCGTAAACAGTTGCTCCGGGACACGGGGATCAAGAACCTGGTGGTCGACCGTGTCTGGAAGTGGAGACTGGAGGAAAGTCTGGAGGGGACGGGCCAAACGGCGATCGTGCTCCGCAACGGCGGCAACTGGTCGAAGCCCGGCAAGAACAGCCAGGAGTATCCGATCCTGACCGTCGAGTGCTACGCCGACCATTCCCGCACACCCGACGGCAGTTATCCGGTGCTCGACAGGGAGGACCGGGTCATGCAGTTGATCCGGGCCGTCGACCGCATCTTCCACCAGGTAGACCGCGAAGTCAGATACTGGCCGGAAGGTGACGAGTCGGGCCTGCTCGTGCTCGGCTCATTCCGGGGAACCGAACCGACCGATGTTGTGGAGCGGCACGGAGTGGCAGTCAGTAGGATCACCTACGACGTGCAGGTGGTCCACTAATGCCAGGAGTCCGCATCCGACACCGGTATCACCGGTCCTCCATGCTCTACCTGGTGCCAGTGTTGAAGAAGCCGATCAAGCGGCCGAGGAAGTGTCCCGTCTGCCACACTCCCCACCCGTGCAAGACGGTGCACCTGCACCTAGTCGAAGGGGATGCGATCGTATCGTCCGGAGTGCTCGCCGAGTTGAAGATGGCGGGAATGCCGGACCTGGACGTCGTCGAAGTGGTTGCCCG